CCCTACAAATCGACTAATCGAAAAATGAATTCTCTATGCCTAGTAATGAGCATTTCCAGAATTGAAAATAGCATAAAAACAAATCTCTTAGAGATGGAAATCCAGAATCTAGAGATGGCTATTCAGACCCCAATCATCACTAGTTCACCTGCTAGAGCAACATTTTATAAGAGCTTTAAGGAAATAGCAAAATGTGGTCATCCGGCATCCAGTTCAGGAGATTTGTGCTCTCTCTTGTGTGAAGATTTCATTGAAAGTGAATATGGATTATGTTATCTAAAACTTTTTGATGATAGAGCATTATTCATGAATGAATTTGGTTTTGGCCCTAAGATAAAACAGTTGTTGAAATTTTACAATAATTCTTGGTTAGGGAAAACATTGACATTGGAAGGCTCAGCTCTACATGTGGGAGGAGATGAGAGTGGTAGTGTTCTAGAATCGTACAATCGTTGCAGTCATTGTAAATACAAATTCTCTTTGACTTCACCCCATTTCCATGATGGATTTGAGTACAAGTGTGTGTGTGGAAATACTCTTGTAGCCAAGTGTCGAGTGAAGCGAGGATTCATGAATCATCGAGTTTGCGGATTAATTGGCTTTGACATCATTAGTCTTCTAGAGAATCTAGCTCCTCCTGCGACTTATCAATGTGATCCAGGTAATCTATCAGTAATGGATGTTACAATACCTTACAAAGGTGATGTAAAGAAGATTGGTAATTCATACCATGTGTCCATTGGTCCTTTTGGGATAGTTGGAACAATTCATGATATAAAGAACATGAGCCATGACTTTGTAGCAAATTGTTGGGAAAGCATGACTGATCAGAAATTAGGGTTACTTGGAGTGGAGTACCCAGGATCTGAAATGACTCCTGATGGTATAAATGTAAGGAACAGGAATATATTAGAGCTTGGAACATCTTATGTATTAGGAGAATCTTATCTCAAGGCAGAATTTAGAGGTAAAGAGATGAAATATGAACAAGAAATCTCTCATCTTCCTGTTCAATTGAATGTCTTGATTGTTTCATTCAATCAGATCTTTACTAATCTGCCTCTCAATGAGATGCAAGCATGTGAATTATGTGCAAGATACACAATGGTAAAGCCTCTGGAAGCTATTATAAATGAAATGGAAGGGTTCAATGTTTTTGCACAAAAAGATTCATCTGATGTTAGGTTGGTCAAAAGTACTTTGCTTTCAATCACAAATAAGGGGATTGATTCTCCAACTTACAATCTGAATGAAATTGATGCATTCCAAAATCCTATCACCAGATCAGAAGAACAAGAGTCAAAATTAATTCTATCTCAAGAATTTGAAAATGCTGCTGTCATAAAACACACTGATCCTAATGCTATAAAGAATTACATGTCTAAATTTACACCTGATAATTCTAGACTGGATCTAAAGCGAGTTACAAACATACCAACTGTATTACATAACGGGAAAAGAGAGAAAATGACTTTTAGAACCACTGATCTCCCTCAATCCTTGAAGGAATTGTGGTCAGCATCAGAGCAGATCCAAGAAGAAGTGATTGACATTACAAACACGATTTCTAGAGGGAAACAAAGTGACATAAGTGTAATAAAGCACCTTGCTAAGATTAAGAGTACATTCAAGTTTGACCCGTCCTATGAGAACAAAATTCAATTGTCTCTGTTGGGACTGGGGCAAAAGGAGGTTGAGAATGAGAGCAGGGTTAGGGAGCATGAGTGGAATTCAAAAAAGAGCTTCCACCCTAGTGCTCCTACTTTTGATATACAGGATTTCCATGATAGGGATTGGTTAGCTCCATTGGAAGTAAATGATCATAAATTTGAAAATCGAGCTTTATCTGACACTGTTGAAATGTCAAAGCTAAAATCTACTGCTGGCATGAACCAAGAATCACTAAACATTTGGAGAATGATAAGGAATACTGAAATATTCAATTATAGCATGATGATATCTGAAATCTTCTTTGAGTTATCCATCCACTACAAACAATGGACAAAACCTGGCACATTTATGAGAAAGTCAACTAAATCAGGTATTCAAATGATAATATACAATCCTAAGGGACATATATTCATAACTTTTGCCTTTCCCAGAGAATCCAAGATCCTGAGCACAGGGAAAATAGGACCTAAATGTTATGTATCAGAATCCCACATATTCACAGAATTTTGTTCATTCAATGAGCCAACAATAGAGCATTTTACCAAAGCTGGACCATATATAGGGGGAATAGCTGCACATCTGATGACTAACTCATCAGATAGAACAAAATTTGACATTACAGTTAAAGAAATTCTACCTAAGATTTTTTTGCTATTTCTTAACAACAAGACTGATGTTGAGGAATTGATTACTGCACAACGATATTTTTTTATGAAGGTGTTTGAGGATGTTGGAAATGATCCTTATAGTTTTGTTTCAAGATTACCTGAAGTCTTGAGATCTAGGTTAACTAGTTATTACCTCCAGAAAACAATCAATCTAATGGAGTATTATAGTAACAACTCCATACTCAAAGTTCCGAAAAAAGAGAATACACTGATCATTTATGATTATTTAAACATTAAATCAGTATTTACGTCGTTTGATTTAACTATAGAACAACTGATCAACAGTTTCTACTTTGGATATGTAATTTCAAAAGAAAGGGGAAGGGGAAACAATAGAACCTTCAAGGTTCTAAAGAAGATATTACAGCAGGAATTCAATTTCCGTGATAACATAAAAAACCTGTTTTCCTCTGGTCTCACAACCCCAAAATACTCCTCTAACAAGTCACTGTTAAAGGTATTCTCTCATTTATTCTCAAAAATCATTGCATCCAGAATAGGAGATAATTATAAAACTACTATCTTAAATAGCTACTGTTCTGAAGTTGCAACAACCAATTTTTCAGTATTGGCAACACTAAAAGCTGCATCAAGGAATCATCCAGATGACTTTAACTCTCATGCTTCTACAGAAGGGAAAACCTCAAAAGAGATCTTTGATGAGTTGAAGAAATTAAATCCAGAAGAGAGTAAGAGAAGACCAAAGGTGCTTGAAGCTCTAATAGATCTGGTGGCAGAGTATATGAAGGATACTGGAAAGATCTCTTTGACACATGAAGTAGAATTGTTGCCATGGTGTTTAGATAAGTTGCTAAAGAAAGGGTATTTTGACAGTGATTGTTTTGCCAAACCACAGCATGGTGGAGATCGTGAGATTCATGTTCTAGAAATCTGTGCTAGAGTTGTGCAGTTCCACCTGGAGATGATATCTAGAGTTTTCTGTAGATTTTTCCCCTCAGAAACAACAATCAATCCAGACACAAAAAAGTTCTTTGTAATGAATCATTATCAAAGAAGTAGAGATTTGTTAAATAATAACTACTTTGTTATGTCAAAGTCTGCTGATGCCACTAAATGGTGTCAATGTCATCATTCATCTCATTTTGCTGCTATGTTCTCAGTTATTGCTCCTAAAGAGTTGAGAACACTAGCAATAAGTGCCCTTTCTTTGTGGCCTCATAAAAGATTAAGCTTTCCTCTACAACAAGTCTCTGACTTCCTTTCAAATCCTATTGTGAAGTCGAATAGCACATATGAAAGATTTCATAATGAGTTCTACACTGGTACTGGAATTTTTACTCAGAGATGCGGGAACAAGATAAATGTCATTTCAGGAATGTTTCAAGGGATCTTACATACCACAAGTTCTTTATATCATACAATGATTCAAGAGTGTATGAAGATGATAACTTCTCAGATTCTTGATAATGTTAAGATACCCAATCATGTCATCACGATTGTTCAGGGAAGCGATGATTCCAGCATGATGTTAACATTACCAGGACCCATATCTAAAGACAAATTGGCTGCAGCTAGGAGGTTCCTGCAATTTAAAGAATGTGTTACTAACCACTTATCAATATATAATAGTGTAGATAAATCTTCTATTGGCACTCTTGACTTAGTTGAGTACAATTCAGAATGGTTTGTTAGACACAAGATAGTGAAACCAACATTTAGGTGGGTAAGTGCAGCATTTTCAATAAATGTGACTGAAAGATTTATAGATAGGTTAAGGAACTTTAACAGTGTATTAACTGAATGTTTAACTGGGGGGGCATCAACACTAGAATGTGCAGTAATTCAGCTATTCCAAGGAGAATTCCATTACATGCTCTTAGGATTATTTTCACAGCCTACTAAAGATGAAGTTTCCAGACTTTTACTAGAATCCCCTGAACCTCTCCTTGGGTTTTTCCCCTTTGATTTCGATCTAGCTGCAGGTGTGACAGGAATAGAGTTTGCATTGTATTCTCTATATCAATCAACGAATTACGGGTCAAATGTAAAAACCAGGTTTGATACTGATGTTGAACTTTCATTCACCCCTGATGATGCACCCTCCAGAATGAAAACAAAGGATCTCCAATCTGTGAGACTCAGATTTGGCCACATGTCTTTATATGAGAAATTGTTAAAGAACATTTCTTTAGGCACTTATGAAGATGCAGTGGAATCAGTAGATAAGGACCCTTTGTTGATCTGGGGTCGGCACACCTCTTGGGAAGAAGAAAAATCTAGCTTGATCTTAAAGGTATTTTCTCCAGGAGTCAAAGAGAGCTTGTCCAATGTTTCTCCTGCACTCAGAATGATAGCTGCATCTTCATATCTTCACACATTTCCCTGTTTATCCAGTTTTAATGAAGGCATTTTGGTTAAGAAAAGTTTATTGCAAATGTTAGATGAAAACAATTGTAAAATGCAACCTAAAGCCAGAGAGGAAGACATTTTTCCCCTATCTAATGAATTCTCTGTACTGTACTCTTCAATTTTAAAAATGACATCTTCCATGGCCACCATAGATATGAAGTTAAGGAAGGTTAGTAAAACAACTTTAATTGTGTTTGAACCGCCTAGTGATCAGCTACCTATTGTGGATCTTTGTAAAAGAAAGTGGCTAAATATTGGGAAACTGCCTCTCAGCAGAAGACAGGCAGATGCTCACTGGGTCAGTGCTAGAGAAAGATTTCCTTTTATTTCTAGCAAAGAGGGTCTTGAAGGAATGAGAGAGACAGCAGATAATTTAGGGTGTTCTCTTGTAGAACTCAAGCCATTTTTAGAAAGCTTGAATTTAAGATCTCGTGAAATAAAGTTACAAGATACAGAGGCAAGAGGGAAAGATGCTCTCCACATAATGAGTCGTATCTATTGGCCAAATACTCAAGTGAGACATATTAGAGAAGGAGATGAAGTTGAAGCTAGGAAACTAAGATCTAAGCTACTCAGTGTTTCTACCTATTGGCAATGTTCTACTTCTTTATCAGAATTTTGTAAAGAATTATTAATGAATGATGAACTATTGTCAAGATCTCCCTCTAAAATGCCAAATTCACTACGGAAGCTTAAGATAATGAGGGATTTCCTCCAAGGTGAGTCAAGAATGAATTTGCTCAAAAGGATAGAGCATTTGAAAATAGGTGTTCTAGGAGCATTTACCCGAAGACAAACTGGATACGGAAATACTAGAGAAGGATACGGTGTGTGGAGAGGAAGAGTTTGTGGAATTGACTGTGAAATAATCATGACAGGCAACACTTGTAGCAAAATAACTTTAAAGGCATTGGGAGATTCAAGAAGTTTAGGTCTCAACCTCATAGGGTTGCTGAAGGAGTTCAGCTCAAGCCCTAGTAAAATAGATAACAAATCTGATTATTATCTAAGTCCCTCTGGCAGGATAACAGTTCATGATAATAGTGAACAGTTGTTTAATATCTACATAGATAGAGAAATGGAAGAGAGCATTTTAACCGAAATTGAGTTGCTTGAATGGGATGTTCATCTAGCCAATAATCAAAATTTGAGATTAATAGTGCGAGATAATCGAGGCATGAAAACTGAAGTGTTAACTATCCTATCTGATAACCTGAACTCTAGAGATTGGACCCCAGATGCAGAAGTTAATCTTGATGATACAATGTTAAGGAAGTGGTCTTTAGGAACAATGTGTACTTCTGAGCTAATAGAATCCAATTTACTAAACAATTTTCCCAAGACAAGATATGATTTTTCAAGAGGACAATGGAAAGACCAGAGGAACACTCACCCATGGGATTTATCCAAGTTCCGCACGCAAATGATAAGTTACATAAACCCTAAGTTAAGATTGGTAAACCAACAGAAGGATGAGACTTTAGCTGATGAAGATTTCAAAGAATTCAAAGCATTGACATCAGGCTTGTGGAAACAAGACAATTTCTCTTTAATGGTAGAGGAGGCTTTGACTGATTGGGCTGATATCATGAATGAAGAGGCTTCTGGTGAATCCATTCTTCCTGGGGTAAATCAACATGAACTGAAAGGAATTGACGATCTGATATCCATGTTTTCCAATGTGCAGGATGTTGATGAGGAGTTCCTTTTTACAAGTGAGAGGAAAGGCATTATGCCAACAGCTCATCAGTTCTTTTCCTCCTTGGAGACATTGTGCCAAATTCAAACTAATAAATCTCTAAGAGACTTGTTGTCTGAATCATCTGGGAAAATAGGAGCTAGATATAAAGGAACTTTAGGGAAGATAATGTCTATATTAACAGGAATTTGGATGTTTGATTCAGAATTGGAAGGTGAACATGAAAGCAGTAAGTGGGAAGCTGAATCTGTTGCAGCAACAGAGTCTGTTCTTGATGATGAGGATGCAATGAGAATGCCAGAGGAGAAATTGGAATCAAACATAAGAGAACTTGAAAGCAAAATTAGAGAAACTGACGGCATAACTAAATTATCTTTGGTTGAATCCCTAGATAGATTCTTAAGAATCAGGTCTCTAAGACAAATAGACATGTCCACTGCTGAAGTGGTAGAAACAAAGCAAGATTTCATCATTAGTTTCATAGATTCAAATCCGTCCATTTTATCTGAATTTGCACATATAGACAAATCCTTTTGGGAAAGGGTATTGAATCTGAAATTAGAAGTTAAATTTACAGACTTGTTAATAAAGAAGAAAATTTCAAACTTGGAAATGCAAAGAGTGACTATATCCATTAAAAATCCTATGTTAACTGAGCAGTATCAACAATCTTGCTCTGAACTTCTGAATTAAAGAGTGTTTATGAAATAGTAAAATAGCATTTAGAACACAATATTGCTGCAACCTGATGAGAATTGTACTTTGATTTTGATAGTAG